TCTGAGGATAATAATGAGAAGAAAATATGATAAAATTTAGAAGTAAAAGCTTAGAGGTAGACTTAATAGATGAAGCGATTAAACATCTAGAAAAGGAACATGTAAGCTTTAAAATAATTGAACCAGACCAAGCAGATAAGGCTAGTAAGGTAAATTCTAAATCTATGGTATTAATGTCTTTTCTAAAAACAGAAAAAGGCTCTTATCAAATAACAGTAAAAGATAAAGAATTTTACCCATATACTCAAAAATTGATTGGAGGGCTCGATTATTTCAACATGAGAATAACTGATACAGATAAGAGTAAAAGAACTGTAACAGGTGAAACAGATCATTTAGGAGTTGCACTTGACATTATTGAGATCCTAGCTGTTAAATATGACTTATCAATTGTAAAATCTATATAGAATATGATAAACTTTAGACAGAAGAATTTTTCAGAGTATGATGCAATGCGAACTCTTTATGTTGAATTAATGAAAAGAATGAATGGTGATAAAAGTAGGTTTCCCATTATCAATTCAAGTGCATTAATTCCAATCCTAAGAGGTAACAATATCGTAGTTGAAAGATTCGTAATCAGTACTTCTATGTTTGGTAAAGATAAATATAGAATGTACTTAAAGATAGGTGCAAAAGCTAAATTACCAGATGAAGTGAGACTAAGTGGAAAAACTTATGATAAACGATTAGGTAATTTTAAATTTTCACTAGATCATAAAATTTTCTCTGGTGACGAAAGATTAAGTTTATTTAGTAGGAAAAATCATCAAGAGAATAACAGGAATAACTTCAACGATTATAGCCAACAAAATAACAACAGTAACAATAATAGCAATAACAATAATAATAACAACAATAATAATAAGAAAGGTGGCTTTATTAATTCATCATTTTCACCAGAGATTAGTATAAAATATAAAGTTACAGAATTACTTGGTGATGCAATAAAGTATGATAAGCCTAGTAGAAGTCTTATATTGGAGTTTAATTCTATTGATGATGCTATTAATGCACTGAATGTATTACCTTTTGGACTTAATTATAAAATATATCTCTTAGACGCATGATAATACTTAGACATTTCTCTAGCATTATTAATACAAATGCGCCCTTGCTCGGATTTAGGAGGACTAGAAAATATGATCAGGACTTAGGGAGATTAGGCAAGATGAACACTAGCCAAAGAGAGTTACATAAGCCTGATAGTATTAGAAAAGAACAACGAGAAATGTATAGAGAATTAAATAGAGGGCTAAGTTGGGGAAACCTAAAAGAAGATTAAATTATGGCTACATATAGATTAAAAAGAAAAACATTCGGATGGGCAGAGGGAGTTTCAGATACTGTCGGCGGAATAGCTGGCGGTGTAGGTAAAGCACTTGATTCAAAACCTGCTGCAATTGCTGGCGGGCTTGCTGGGGGGTCTCT